GCTAAACGCACCGTTAGTTACAACTCAGAAATTATGCGCGAGCGCGTTTTACAGTTTGCTAAAAAGGCTGTTTCAATTACTGACATTCAAAGAGCAGACCACCCTGTAAAAGATGTCACCATTGCTTTTGGTGGAGATATGGTTGAAGGCCTATTTAACTTTCCTACGCAGGCGTTTGAAGTAGATAGCACCTTGTTTGAGCAGTATGTAAATGTGTCCCGCTTAATTGTTGATGTAGTCCGTTTTGCGCTGGCTAATTATGAAAAGGTTACGGTAGTTCCTGAATGGGGTAACCATGGGCGCATAGGTTCAAAGCGTGACAATGTTCCGCGCTCAGATAACTTTGACCGCATGTGCTACGAATTAGCAAAGCAATTACTATCAGGAGAAAAACGCTTAACCTGGCAAGATTGCCCTGAAGATATTCAACGCATTGAAATTGGAAATTACCGCGCATTAGTTATTCATGGTGATGAAGTAGGCCGCAACGGTTTTGCTTCACCTGGAGCAATTGTTCAACACGCAAACAAATGGCGTTCAGGTTCTTACCCATGGGAATTTAGAGATGTTTACATTGGTCACTATCACACACATGCAGAATGGGCTATGGCTAATGGTCAGGGCGCTGTTTACCAAACAGGTTCTACAGAGTCAGATAACCGCTATGCAGGTGTAATGCTTGCCGCTAGTGCTACGCCATCACAGCGCTTGCATTTTATTGACCCAGAAAAAGGCCGTGTAACTGCCGCTTACAAAGTCTGGCTTGATTAGTCTGCGTATTGCGTTTCAATAACAACAGGCGGTAAACAATAAGCGTTCCATTGGCAAGAAATTTCAATTGCTTTCTTGATAATTTTCTTTGCTTCTTTGGGATTGTCTTTGCACTTATCAATGCCCATTGCCGCCATTGCGCCTAGTGCTATATCTCCACCGCTTCCAAACCAATAAATATTACGGGCATCTCTATCCCAACCGTAATCTTCAAATATTGGGTAGATAACTCCTTGGACTGCAACCAAAAATGCTGAGTCCATAAATGCCGCATCACCATCATCTTTAGCATCAAAGCCAGAGTCAATAAAATGTTCACGCAATTGTGGGATAAATACTTGTGTCATAAAAATATCTAATTTATTTATGTCCGTAAACATTGGCGGTTGTGGTGGTATCCAACCTTGCTGAATAAGATTGCCGCCGCGAGATGCGCCAGTGACCGCAAAGATGTATTCATTCTCTGGGTCCCAAGTTACTTTTGCATTGCTAAGGATAAATGCACCACCGCCACTATCTGTAGCCCGTGAGTCTGCTCCAATAATGGCAAAACCGTTGCCCTGAAACGCGGCAAGTGTGGTCATTTGGCCTCCCTAAATAGGCTTTTATTCTCTCACGACACGCCAAATGGCGCAGGTCCTTGTATTTGTCAGTGGCAGTCTATACATTACGCCTTAACCAGAGCCACAGGCTCATTACTAATGGAGGAAAGATTATGGCAAGTTACAAAGGACCGCTTGATTACATTGATGTGGCAACACGCATTGTAGAGTTTAGAGAAAAATACCCAACAGGTGGATTTCAACCATGGGAAAAACCGTATATTGAAAAAGTAGAAATGCCTGATGGCAAAATTAAATCTTTTATGGTTTACAGCGCGGCGGCTTATCGCTCACCTGATGACAAATTACCTGGCGTTGGTTATGCCTGGGAACCAATCCCAGGTCCAACAAACTTTACGCGTGACTCTGAATTACAAAATGCGGAAACAGCCGCATGGGGTCGCGCCATGGTTGCGGCGCTTGCAGTGGACACAAAGAAAGGCGTTGCATCTTCTGAAGAAGTTCGCAACCGCCAGACTCCCGCTCCCGCCGCAGTAGAGAAAAAGATTACGGTAGCGCGTGAATATACTGAAAGTGAATTACTTTTGGTTGTTGCGCTTATTACTTCCGTATCAATGTGTGAAAATGTTGAAGAACTACGCACAATTTGGCAGACAAATGTTGATTTATTAGATGCTTCAACTGATAAAGGAACATTGAAAGATGCAATTAACACACGCAAATCCATACTAGATGCAAAGGAAAATAACTAATGAGTAAAAAAGAAAACAAGTTTCAGCCGTCAGCAGGATTTGTTGTTGCGGTTCACATGAACTCATTAGGTATTAGAGCAGTTGCTAATGAACTAGATATTTTTCCTGAAGTTTTAGGTGAGGCAATGGACCGCGCAGGCTTTCAGTTTGTAGCAGACCCATTTAACCTGACCAGTGACGCTACTGGCCTTATCAAACTCCAAGCCCGCCATGAAACAGAAGGCCTACAAGTTGTTAAGGAGGCATCTGATGACTCAGGTAGTGACACCAGCACAAATTGAGGCCCGTCTTTATGCGCTATCAAAGGAAATTGATGACGCGCATGAAGAACTGGCTAAGGCTGAGGCTGATTACAACCAATCTAAATCCCAGTATGAGATTTCTATGGCAAAAAGCCGTATGACTTATGCTTCTAAATCTTCACCAACTGGCAAGAACTACACAGTCCAAGAGCGTGATGACTTAGCCCTGATTGATAATGAACAACTACACATGCACATTGGTATCACAGAGGCAATTGTTAAAGCCGCTCGCGCCAATGCTTCCCGTATCAAAACCCAAGTAGAAATTGCCCGTTCTATCGGCACATCAGTGCGAACAAGTTTGGATTTATCATGATGACACTTATTGGTTTAGTTATTGGCATAGCAATCGGATACCTCTGTTTTCACATTGGTTTTAAGTTTGGTGTTATTGCCGCCGTTGCCCGCATGGAAGCAATCCGTGTGCAAATGGAAGATATTTTTAGGGACCTACAGGACCTTGGTAGTCAGTGGACTGAAGATGATTTATGAGTTCCGTTGAAAAACGCGTTGAAGCGTTCAAAGAAACCCTGGCTACGCGCTTTGGGTATGGGCGTAAAGAAGCCAAAGGGATTGCAATTGAGGCTGTAACAAATCTTGATAGGCATGTAGCCCTACAAGAAACAATGATTAAGAGAGTTATGGAGAACCGCAAAAAATGATTGATTTACAAAGCGTAGTAACTAAATCTCTTACGGCTTATGACGGTTCCCGTGACAGGTCACAGCAAGTAGAGATTGGGCCTAGCAGTATTGGCGGTTGTTCCCGCCGTGTATGGCATGACTTAAAGCGCACACCAAAGGTTAATGAAACTGAGAAGTTAGCGGCAATCCTTGGAACTTTTATTCACGCTGGCATGGAAGAAGCAATTAAGCGTGAGGACCCATTTGGTGACAATTACCTGATTGAAATAGAAGTATCTCATGATGGCTTGAAAGGCCATTGTGATTTATTTGTGAAAGATGAAGGCCTAGTTGTGGACTGGAAAAGCATTAAGAAATCTGGTTTGCGCTATTTTGGTTCACAACAACAGCGCTATCAAATTCATGTTTACGGCTGGCTTCTAGAAAAGAACGGTTATGAAGTTAAAGAGGTTTCTCTTGTTGGAATTCCCCGTGATGGCAAGATGGAAGAAATCAAAATCTTCCGTGAACCTTATGACCGCTCTTTGGCTGAAGAAGGTTTGGCGTGGTTAGACAACATTAAACAACTGGTGGAGAACAATTCTCCTGCTCCTGCACCAGAGAAGTTTGCAAAGTTCTGCCAGGACTATTGCCCATACTTTGATAGAACAGGAGAAGTAGGTTGCCCAAGTATGACGAAGTAGATTGGGACCAGGCTGAATGTAAGGCGCTTCAAACTCCTACTGATTTGTTTTATTCAGTGGAAGAAGAACGCTCAATCATGCAATATGAATACATCAACTCTTTGCGCTCTATTTGTACGGCTTGCCCGATATGGAAAGAGTGTCTGACCTACGCATTTGAGAATGAGAATTACGGCGTATGGGGTGGGCTTACAAGTGTTGAACGCGTTTCAATGCAGGATTACAGCAAGTATCCAAACCAGCGCTTACGCGCTCTAATGAGCATGAACAAATTTGGGATTACTTATGTAGAGATTAGGGAGTGCATTGATGGAGCCAATTAGACAAGTTCATAGCGATAACCGCCGTGAACAAATTATGGCTAGACATCTATGCCAAATTTTGCCGTGGAAGTTATACGCCACGCCAAAGTTTTACTTTACTGATTTTCATATTCAGCGCGTGTACGACAACGGGCGTGAAAATTACATTGGTGACCTAGAGATTAAATGGCTTAACAGTTCTAGTCAGTATCCCGCCATTTTTCCTTACAATAAATTACAGCAAATGCTTATCTCTCCACCATACACAGACAATCCTGAGTCTTACAACAGAATTTGTTTTAGGTTTACAGATGGTCTTATGATGGTCCCAGTTAAAGCGCTTGCGCATTTAGAGCCAGTTTTACATACACGCAAAGATACAAATGAAACAGATTTTGTAATTTTTGTGAATGTTGCTGACTTTCAAAATTATTTTAGGAATATAGTTGTTAATCAGGAGGCATAAATGAGCATCATTAGAAGCCCAAGATTAGAAAGTAATTTCAGCGTTATCTCTAATTCCGTCATAAGAGATAACCGCCTTAGTTATCGGGCGCGGGGAGTTCTCTTAGAGATACTTTCCCGCCCTGATAACTGGCGCGTATCAGGTGACTCACTGGCGCGTTCAGGCAAAGAAGGCCGTGATGCAATTTTGACTGCGCTAAAAGAATTACGGGATTGTGGCTACATACGCACAGTTGTTGAGCGTTTGCCTAACGGAACTTTTGAAACTAAGAACTTTGTTTTTGATACACCACAAGATGTAGTGCCGAACCCTGGAAATCCCACTACGGTTAGTGCAGGCTCACCGAACCCTGGAAAACCGAACCCTGGAAAACCGAAGTCGGATAACCAGGGTTCTTTAGAAGAACTATCTAAGAAGAACTTAGATATAAACCAGTTTGATGAATTTTGGAAAATCTATCCTTTGAAGGTAGCAAAGCAAGCGGCAATGAAAGCATTTGAAAAAGCACTGGCACACGCATCACCAGAAGTAATCATTAAAGGCGCTCAGGCCTATGCTACAGACGCGAACAGGGTTCCTGCATACACAGCACACCCCGCCACCTGGTTAAACGCTCACAGATGGCTTGATGACGCTTTACCGCCTAGGGAAAAAACGGCTGAAGAAAAGAAGGCAGAAGAATTACGGTTGTCCCGTGAAAAAACAGAACGCGAGCGTTTAGAAACAGAACGCTGGAAACGGGAGAATGAAGAAGCCCGCCGTAATGCCGCGCCTATGCCAGAAACATTACGGGTGCTTTTAAGGAAGATGTAATACATGCATCAATTACGAATAACAGTTACACTAATCCGTAATCATTATCCGTAAGGAGTAACAATGGCTACATTAACTAAAGTGCAACCTTGCCACATTATGTGTGGTGACAATGTTGTGATAAACAACAACACTTACACTGTTAAATACATTGATGGACCAGACAAAATTGGAACTTATGACTTAAATGTTATTGACCAATCTGGAGTTCCTCATATTGAAATTGTGACAGGTTTAGTTACAATTTCTTTGTGATAAATTTTAATGTAGATGGACAACCTGTTCCGCAAGGTTCAATGAAAGTAATCAACGGACATGTTATTCATTCACAAGGTTCTGCACTTGCCGCGTGGCGTTCTGCAATAGCGCTTTCCGCAAAACTGGCAGGAGCAAAACCACACTTAGAGCCAGTAGAGATTGATATGGCTTTTACAGTGGCTCGCCCAAGGACCGTGACCCGCCAGGAGCCAACAGTGCCGCCTGATTTGGACAAATTGGTGCGTGGGGTTCTAGATGCCCTGACAGCCATTGCCTACCGTGATGACGCTCAGGTGACCCGTCTGACGGCTTCTAAGGCCTATGGGGACACGCCTGGCGTAAGCGTGAGCGTAGGGGCTAAACTGCCTGAAAATCTGGCCTAAGACACGCCCAAAAATAGTTTAAGACTTTCTGCCACAAATGTTGCACTTTTTCCATAATCTGTTCTAAGATTAGGTCATAGCCCAAAAGGGCAAAGACATGGAGGCAAAACAATGGCAATTAAAAAAAATGAAGGCACAAAAGCATTTGAGTTTTACATGCAATGGAAAAAGGCTGGAATACCTGATTGCATTACAAAATATGAGGCTTACACCTTAACTGATAGTTGGGTTGGCGCTCCATACGGTTCACTTGATGGAACTAATGAAATGCGTTTAATCAATGTGGCAGTTTTATACACAAAAGCATTAAAAAAATATAACAATAGATAGTTGTAATTGTTTCAAAAAAGAGTAATCTAGTATCTAACCAAAGGGCATAAGCCCACTAAACATGGAGGCAACAAATGGCAACAACAACAGCACTAGAAATGCGTAAGTATTTTTACACAACAGTAGATACAGAAAAATTGGAATTGCTGGGCAGTCATTCAACAATTGCAACAATCACAAAAGAAGAAGCGTTGCAATTAGCACAAGAATTGATTGCTTGCGCTATGGACAAAGACTCTGATGATGTGCGCGTTGATTTTGAAATGCGCGAGCCAATTGCAAACAATCAAGCACCCAGCCTAAAATTGTATTTTGGTAGTGCAGGTGGAGTTACACCTAAATTACATTGGGCTATGGTTGAAGGTCATCAAATTTTTGAACTATCAGATACTTATGCTGAGGCAAACTAATGTTCAAAACTATTGGCTACGATTTTACAAGACGCAGTAACCGCAATTATACCCATGCTGTTATTTACAATAATGTTTCAGAAACAAATCCTGGAATTGGTGCAACCTGGCACACATCAAAAGCGTTAGCAGAAAAAAGTGCAAAAGCATTTGCAACAAGAAACCATCTTGAAATAATTGCAATAGTAGAAGTGGAGGCAAAATAATGAATTGTGCATTATGCGACAAAAAAAGTTATGCAGGCCTAAACCTGTTTAACAGCAAACACATTTGTTTTCCGTGTGTGCTGGAAATTAAAAAGTATCAAAGTTATGCACCAACGCCATACCAAGAACAACCAGGCAATTACTTTCCCAAAATAGGAATGGAGGCAATTAAGTGAGGTTCAAAATAGAAATGTTTATTGATAAGGAAGAATTTGATATTCCTACCAATAAATCTAAGTCAATGATTAACGCGCTACAGCGTGAGCAAATACTAGAAATAGTTGAGCAAGCACTACCTGGCGTTTGGGTTACTAAAGTGCGTAAAGTCCATGATGAACGGACATGCACATGAAACTTACAAAGCGTGGCAAACGCGTAAGAGCAGTTGCAATACTTATTGGACTATGGGCTATCTGGTATATCTCAGGTCATATTTGGTGGGTCGGTGACCACTACTGTATTGGAGAAATGACAGAATGTTACTTTGGAGGCAAGTAATGAAAAAGATAATTATTACAGCACTAGCATTATCAGTATTAACACCAATGGCACATGCAAGCGCTAATTGCGGCGCTGGCTACGGAAACGCTGTTGAAGTAAACGCAACTACAAAAGTAGTAACTTATTCATGTGTTAAATTGGCAGAACCAATTTCTGAGCCAATTAGACCTGAACCAGTTGCTCCTACACACAAAGTAGTAATTCAAACCGCTAATCAATCTGTGGGTTTTAGTGGCTCATTAGAAGCAGTTACAGAGCAATTAGCAAAAATAACTGCCACACCGCAGGCTCCTTTAGCAGACCCTTGCGTTTTAGGCACTTGCACCAAAGTAGAAGTTAATGCCACAACTGGCGTAACTACCGTGTCACCGTTATCTCTAACCGATTTGGCACAACGCTACAAAGATGCTCAATTTCAATTTCAGCGTAATTTAGAACTAGCGCAAGCGGCACAACAGGCTGTAATTGTTGCAATAGAACCAGAAGTAATTGAAGTTGAAGAAACAGCAGTAATTACTACAACAACAGATGTAAAACCAACCAAGGCAAAAAAGGCTAAAACCAAAACCAAGAAGAAGGCGGCAATCAAATGACAGATACAAATGTAGAAATGTTTTTAATGGTCACAGGCAAGGCCATGATTAGAGCGGCAGAAAGCAATGACCCTGCTATGCAACATGAAGTAATTAAGAATTTTATTGAGGCAGGCAAAAATTGGGAACACAAAGCGTTTAATGCGGCATACATACACATGCTAGAAAGCAGGGAGTCATGACACCAGGATTTAGCATGATGGGTTCTGGCATCTATTCCACAACCGAAACTATAGAAATAGTTTGTGCTGAGCAATGTAATGATTGTGAAGAAAACTACAGTTGCAAAGCCATATGGGAAGAAGATTTTGAAACTGATGACTGGGGCAATGTAGAGCAAGAGGTCACATGTAAAGAATGTGAACACACCATAACCGTGAGAAGGGAAAGAGAATGAATTATCAATTTATGTTACAAATTGTTGAAGATGGTGCAATAACTTTTTCTCAGCGTTATGACAACGCGCTAGACGCGGTTAATGCTTACAACAAATGCGTAGATTATGGCAATTCACGCATATGGCGGGAAATTTTGTTAGTTGAACCTAACGGCAAAGCCCACGCAAAAACCTTTGATTACCCGCTAGTAGGGGTAAACTAATACTGGTCCAAAAACTACTCTCAAAGGGGGAACTCATGGACAGCATGGTAAATAGATGTAATAAATGCGGTGACTGGAAGTATGGTGAAACCGCTTGCGGCTGTTGTGGCAAAGGAGCCAAAGGCTAAACTCTGAAATTACAACAACACGCTCTTTTAGTAGCCGTTTTTACGGTAGGGCTTGTTGCACTTCCACACGCTGAAGCCCAAGCGCCAATAAAGACGCTAGAGCAAAGAATTAAAGTAATGGCTCCTAAGCAATACGCTTTACATTTAGTTCAAAAGCAGTGGGAAAATCCTAAACGCGAATACAAGTGCCTGGTTCAACTCTGGCATAAGGAAAGCGGCTGGCGGCCTCATGCGGCTAACCGAACATCTACCGCATTTGGAATTCCTCAATTTCTCAATTCCACCTGGGTAAATTATGGTTATCCCGTAAGACCTAAAGACCCACAGGTGCAAATTAAGGCTGGATTGCGTTACATCTATAAACGCTATTCAACACCTTGCGGTGCTTGGGAATTTTGGAAAAAGAAAGCAGGCAAGGATATGCGGGGCGGCTGGTATTGATTAACAAAAAGGTTATAGACATTGTTCTACAACGCGCTGGTGATTACTGCGAAACATGCGGGTCACCAGCGCTACCTTCTATGGCCTTTCACCACCGCAAATTAAAATCACGCGGCGGCAAAGACACACCAGCAAACCTCATTAGGGTGCATCACGGGTGTCATAACTTACGCACTGATAGTATTCACCTCCAACCAGCAAGGGCTGAGTCAAAAGGCTGGATATGCCCTAGTTGGAGAGAACCAAATGAACACCCGTTTGTTAAACCAGACGGAACTATTGTTTTGTTACAAGATGATGGTTCTGAATTTACAATGATGGAAGGCGATTAAATGAATATCACAGTTAAAGGCAATGTAGGGCAAGAACCAGAATTAAAGTTTTCTAAATCAAACAATGCGTATGTAACGCTTTCAGTTGCTTACACACCACGCCAAAAGCAAGGTGATGCATGGGTTGATGGGGAAACAATGTGGTTTCGTGTTGTTCAGTTTGGCACAAAGGCTGAGGCAACAGTTGATTGCATCAAGAAAGGTGACTCTGTATTAGTTACAGGTGCATTGAAGCAATCTACCTACACCGATAAAGAAGGCAAAGAAAAAACATCAATGGAAATCACTGCTGACCATATTGGGCTTGTGCCACGCACACAGAAGAATTACACTGCACCAAACACACAGGAGGAAGCACCATGGTAGAAGCAGGCTTAATTAGTGCTAAAGAAACCGCAGACATTTTAGGCATCAACATGAATAATTTACGACAGATACAACACCGTAAGACAATTACATGGGTTGAGAAGTCAGGCCGCAATGTTTATTACAAGCGTGAAGATGTAGAGGCATACAAGGCTAAGCGGGACTCTCGCAACAATGGCTGATGTAGATAACATCATGGGAATGGTTTCCGTTCTTAAATTACAGGCAAGAATGGAAGTTATCCGTGAAGTTGAGGCATTTGCTGGTGATTACCACCATCACATAGATGGGCGTGATGTGGTCATTGTTGAGCAATTATTAGATTTCCTAAAAAGCAAGGAAACAAAAAATGACAGTCAGTGATGACCCTGAAGTAGCCCTGGCGTTGTCTATGTTTGGAGAAAGATTACGCGCAAAAGGCAAAGACACATTAGCGTTCAAAATAGAAAACATTATTGAACTTGTGCGTGATGAAGTAGAAGCGGAATTAAAGCCAAAAGGCCGTAAGCAATAATAGTATGTAGCCATGACAGTTGTGTTCACAGAGGAAGTAACTCTGGAAGATATAGATGAAGCGCTGATGCATGTCTGCAACATGCTAAAGACTGACACCTATGGGGACCGCATGGACTGGCGCAAAAAAGAAATGTTACAAACAAGCATTGATGATTTGTTAGAGGCTAGGTTAAACATGGTTAAGAACGGCAATCCTTTTCCTGAAGATGAATGACAAAGAAGGCGGCTTTTGCGACATCTGTAAGCAACATGTCCTAAAAAAACATTACGAAAGCCACGCCGCCAAAAACCATTCAGGAACTCTATTTGAGAAGAAGTTCTATGAGGCTATAAGTATCACTGAGTTGAAGTAGTTGCTTTTAACCGTAATTAGTTATAGGTTTTGCTTACTGATAGATGAAACATAAGTAATCTATTGAGTGCTGGACAACACCCTTACATTCTGCATGATGTAGGGGTTTTGTTCTCTATAGAAGGAGAGATGATTAAGGTTAGAAACCCTTTTTATGTAATGCAAAAACAAAAGGAAGTAATTGATACAAATTGTTATCATTGCGGAAGAAGTTACAACATACATTACAGTCAGGTGCGAGCCTACAATTACTGTAATTCCTGCAAATAATTATTTAACTCATTTTGCAAGATAATGTTTCCTCATTTATAGTGAACACATGGCAGGAAATAAGACACCAGAACCAGCGCAGATTGAGAAAGAAAACGCGGTATTAGCGTTACGCACTAAATCTCTGACCTGGCGCTCTATTGCTGAGCAAACGGGTTATTCATCAGGCTCAGGCGCATTGAAAGCCTATATGCGAGCCATCAAGCGCCAACAAAAAGAACCTACTGAAGCCGCTTTGTATATGGAGTTAGAACGCTTAGATGAATTACAAGAGGTGTATTGGGAACCAGCAATGCAGGGAAATATGCGGGCTGGTGAGTTTGTATTACGCATTATGGATAGGCGGGCTAAATTCTTGGGCCTTGATGCACCAACCAAGATACAAGCAGAAGTGGTGAACTATGACGGTGGAGCAGGAAGCATTGACGCAGAAGTTGATAGAATTGCCAGACTCATTGATACATTTGAGTCAGGAAGTGCAGACGCAACCCTCATTGAACGCGAGAGTGAAGGCCAGCAGATTTTTATGGAAGAACCGCCTAGCCCGTAAAGAACAATTAGCGCCAGAAGGCGATTGGCACATTTGGTTGTATATGGCAGGCCGTGGTGCTGGAAAGACCCGTACAGCCGCAGAATGGCTTGCTTGGGAGGCGATTACACAACCTGATACAAGATGGGCCATTGTTGCGCCTACATTCTCAGATGCAAGAGATACATGTGCTGAAGGTGAGTCAGGAGTTATTTCTGTATTACGCAGGTATCACATGCTTGCTCACTGGAACCGTTCTATGGGTGAAATCCTTTTGGTAAATGGTTCACGCATCAAACTCTTTTCAGCAGACCAACCAGAGCGTTTCCGTGGACCGCAACATCATGGAGCCTGGTGTGATGAATTAGGTGCATACAGATATTCAGATGCTTGGGACCAATTGCAGTTTGGATTACGCCTTGGTGAAAAGCCACGCGTTGTTGTTACCACCACGCCTAGACCAACACCGCTTATCCGTATGCTGGCAGGTCGCAAAGACGGCTCTATTGTTATTACACGCGGTTCTACATTTGATAACGCCGCCAACCTTGCACCTAGCGCTCTCTTGGAGTTACAGGCCCGCTACAACAACACCAGGCTTGGAAGGCAAGAACTTTATGGAGAAATTCTTGATGATGTTGAAGGCGCATTGTGGACCAAGGGAGTTATTGACCGTAACCGTGTAACCAAAGCACCACCTATGTCACGCGTAATTGTTTCTATTGACCCCGCCGTAACAAATACCAAAGACTCAGATGAAACAGGAATTATTGTTGCTGGTTGTGACACTGGAGGCAATGGTTATGTAATTGCTGATTACTCATTTAAGGGAAGCCCGCTTGAATGGGCTAGTAAGGCCGTAGAAGTCTTTGACAAATACAAGGCTGACTCAATTTTGGTAGAAGTAAACCAAGGTGGAGATATGGTTACTGCTGTTCTCAAACAAGTGCGCCATTCATTGCCCGTAAGAGAAGTGCGAGCGCATGTTGGTAAAAAACTAAGAGCAGAACCAGTAGCGGCTATGTATGAACAAGGCCGTGTGCATCATGTTGGTGAGTTTGCATTGTTAGAAGACCAGATGACGGTATGGACACCAAATGACCCTGACTCACCTGACCGTATTGACGCTATGGTGCAGGCGTTTAGTGATTTACTTGGAACATCAAGTGTAAGTAATTACTTCAATGCCATTGCTAACATTTGCCCTAGTTGCGGATTGCCTATGCCTAAATCAATGTCACATTGTTCAAAGTGTGGAACCGCTATAATCATTCCCACACAGGTTGTTGAAGGAGTCTAAATGGCAGTCGCATACAATGTAGTAATTGACCAAGGTGCAGACTGGTTCCTAAATGTGAACTATGACAATCCCAACGGAACACCTGTAAACCTTTCTGGATATTCAGCAGCACTTCAATTGCGTTCATTTCCTGACGCTTCAACTGCTGTTCTCTCATTAACATCAGCCGCAGGTGGTGGAATTACAATCACTGGCGCTACTGGCCTTGTAGCAATACGCGCAACAGCCACACAAACAAGAGCAATTGATGAAGGTACTTATTATTATGACTTGGAAATTACAGATACATTTACTGGCATTGTCACACGCTTAATCCAAGGACAGGCAGTAGTAAGCGCTGAGGTGACACGCTAATGGCTGATGAAGTAATTGTTGTAGAACCGATTATTCCAATAATCAATGTCATCAATGAAACACCAACTATCACGGTATCTACGCCAGGCCCACAAGGACCATCAGGTGCGGCATCTTCTGTTTTTTACACGCATATCCAACCAACTCCCGCATCAGTTTGGACTGTAAACCACAATCTAGGTGGTAATCCAACAGCCGTAGTTTTGGACAGTGCGAACACCCAATGTGAAGGCACTTTTAGTTACCCATCATTGAACCAAATGATAATTACTTTTAGTTCAGCCTTTAGTGGAACGGCCTACATAATCTAATGAGCAGATTAGCCTTAACACCTACCAATGTCCCTGTTAGTGCAACGGACATCAATACGCCAACACTTAGAACTGGCGATATGTATTACAACACCACAACAGGTTTAATGATTTATGACGGAACGGAATGGACAGCCGTTTCTGCATCTACGCCAACCAATCTAGATGCAGGCGTTTTTGATAGCATTGCTCCATACCAGGGTGGAGAACCAACCACTACTGCTACCCAAACATTTAACGGGGGAACTCCATGAGCGTAGTAACACAGATACAAGTAAGACGCGGCACTGCGGCGCAATGGACTTCTGCTAACCCTGTTCTTGCGGCGGGTGAATGGGGTGCTGAAACAGACACTCTAAAAGTTAAAATTGGCAACGGCTCAACAGCGTGGAATTCTTTGGCTTATGTGGGTGCTGGAGAAGTAACACTCAATGGCGCACAAACGCTAACAAACAAAACAATCTCAGGCGCATCAAATACTCTTAGCAATATTGGTAATTCAAGTCTTACTAATTCAAGCATTACTGTTAATGGAACATCTGTTTCATTAGGCGGGTCAGTAGTGATTGAGGCAAGTAGTTTCGCTCCTTCACTTATGTTAGGTGGTATGTAATAAATGGCCCGCAAATTTCTAGTCAGTATTGACCTTAATAAAAATGAACTGCAAAACGCGGTTGTTCAAAACCTAGGAGCCGCACCTGCTTCTCCTGCGGCTGGACAGATTTACTACAACACAAATGACAATCAACTCTACATTTACAACGGAACCCGTTGGGAAGTAGCAGGCAACGCAGTTCTATCAGGCTTGCTTTCATCACGGCCTGCGGCAAACAGCGTGGACTCAGGAACTATTTACTACGCAACAGATACTTACCTTTTCTATTACTCAGATGGTTCTACCTGGACACAAACAAACGCATTTGGAACAGTAACAGCGCAAACAACCTATGGCGCATCAAGCGGTAATGGTTCTGCAACTACTTATGCTCGCGCTGACCACACACACGGAACACCAGCGCTAGGAACATCTACACCAAACGCTATTTCAGGCGCGGCAAGTTCAGCAGGCTCAGCAAGCGTTCCTTCTAAAGAGGACCACACACACGCATTTACTCCTACACAAGATTTGTCTATGGCAACATACAAACTTACAAATCTTGGGACACCTAGCGCAGATACAGATGCGGCTAACAAGGGTTATGTAGATAGCGTTGCTCAGGGCTTAGATACAAAGGCATCAGTAGTAGCCGCAACTACAACTAACGGCACATTTGCTACTGCATTTGCTAATGGTCAGGTTGTAGATGGCGTTACATTGGCAACTGGTGACCGTATTCTTATCAAGAACCAGACAGACCAAACAGTAAACGGTATTTATGTAGTTGCCGCATCAGGAGCGCCTAACCGTTCTGCTGATATGAACACAGGCTCAGAATTCCCAAGTGCTTATGTATTTGTTGAGCAAGGAACAGTCAATGCTGACAGTGGTTGGGTTTGCACAAACAATTCACCAGTAACTCTTGGTTCAACCAACATTACCTTTACGCAATTTAGCGGTGCAGGCACATACACAGCCTCAAACGGTGTATTGCTTACAGGAACTAACTTTACATTTGCACCAGAAAGCGGCAAAGGCCTACAAACAAGCAGTGCAGGCGCGGCAATCAAACTTGCTACTACTTCAGGCTTGAATGTAACTACTGACCTAGCAGTAGGCGCTGGAAACGGTATCTCTGTTCTCACAAACACAGTAGCCATTGATAGCGCTGTAGTTGTATCTAAATACGCAACAAATGTGGGAGATGCAACCAACACTTCTTACACAATCACCCATAATCTCAACACTAGAGATGTAATTGTGACCCTTTATGACAATTCAGCACCATACGCTGAGGTCATTTGTGATGTCCAACATTCAACTGTAAATACCATTACATTACTATTCTCACTTGCACCTACTTCAAATCAATATAGAGTTGTAGTCCACGCATAACTAACGCCTGAACCACAAGGGGCAAAAAGGAGATACACATGGGTCTTAGGGACCGTATCGCAAAAGCAATAGCAACAGGAAATATTGATAAGGCTCCAAATCTTCCTGCTGGTTCTACAGTGTTGTCACAAAATGACATGCTGGCTATAGCCAACCAGTTGCAACAGAATTACGGCAACACTAACCCGCTTCCACGCGCTCCTTTTAGTGCATCAGTTCCTTTTGGTCCTGGTATGCCTATTACGCCAGGTGCAATCAACCCTGTTAATCCTGAAACTGGCAGACCAGAACCACGCCGTTATGAATACCAGGTTGCTCAGAACATAAATGTTACTGAAACACGCCTTATACCTTTTAAGACACTACGCGCCGCCGCAGACCAGATTGATATTTTGCGCCGTTGTATTGAAGTAACTAAATCTAAACTTGTTGGCCTTGATTGGGACATTACCCTTGGAACAGACGCGTCAGAAAAGATTGCGGCTGAGTCAGGCGGTGACCATGTTCGCGCTATGGCTAAAGCCCGTGAGAAATACACAGATGAAATCAACCGTGTGCGTGAGTTTTGGGAAAACCCTGACAAAGCAAACGGATTAACATTTTCTGATTGGCTCATGATTGCCGCAGAAGAAATTCTTGTTATTGATGCATGGGCTACATACCCATTAAAGACCGTAGGAGGCGATTTATACGCTTTCCAAATCCTAGATGGCTCAACTATTAAGCCGTTGATTGATGACCGTGGTATGCGCCCTATGTCCCCTAATGCGGCCTTCCAACAAATCCTTTACGGTTTTCCACGCTCTGAATTTAGCGCTACTGAGGAGGACCCAAAGGCAGACGGTGAATTCACTGCTGACCAATTGGCTTATTGCGTTCGCAACCGCCGCACTATTTCTGTATATGGTTTCTCTCCTGTAGAGAGAGCGCTTCCATTGGCAGACATCTACCTACGCCGCCAGCAATGGATACGCGCTGAATACACAGACGGTGTATTGCCAGAACTTATGTTTACAACTGATGAAGATTGGGGAACTAACCCTGACCTTCTACGCGCCTATGAAAACATTCTTAATGATGACCTTTCAGGCCAGACACAACAGCGTATGCGGGCAAGACTGCTACCAAAGGGCTTAACTCCTGTAGTCAATGAAGGATATGGCGAGAAGTTCAAAGACACACTTGATGATTATTTGATTACATCTATTTGCGGTCACTTTGGTGTTCAACCTGCTGAGATTGGCTTCTCTCCAAAGGGAGGTTTGGGAGGCGCAGGTTTCCAAGACGGTCAGGCAGAAAACGCAGAAGCAATTGGTATTCAACCATTGGCTAACTGGATTTCTAAGATGATTACAAACCTTTCTTACACATATCTTGGTATGCCTAGAGAACTTGAATTCCGTTTGATGACATCAAGCCGCAAAGATGATGAAAGCCATGCCCGTAAGTCAGAGATTGAAATTAAATCTGGTGGCAAGACAATCAATGAGCGCCGTTCAGAACTAGGTTTGCCATTGCTTGATACTCCACAAGCGGATATGCCATTGCTCATGAGCGGTGCAGAACTTTACCTATTCTCACCTGATGGGATTATCAACGCTAAAGAAATTACATCTGCTCCTGCATTGGAGGGACCAAATGCAACTCCTATTGCGCCTTCAACTCCTGATACTGCTGAAGCAAAACCAGTTGAGGAAACGATTGAAGAAGAACCAGACAAAGCGCAGGCTGATGAAGTAAAAGCATTTATGAAGTGGGCCAACAAGGGCAAGCGCGCCCGCCTATTTGAGTTCAAGAGCCTGGACCCTATTGTGGGTGAGGCTTTGAACCGTTGTGCTTTTGACGGTGACCTAGAAACCGCTAGAGCGCTCGCTAAAGCGTATTTAACATGACCTACAAACCCGCATTAGAGGCTGATGCGCGGTTAGCGGCAAAGAACGCATTGAAGATTAGGGCGGCATTAGCCCAGTCATTTGATGCGCGTTGGGTCTATGACAATTACCTACAGACAAACCCAATTAAGTCAGGCAACCTTGCACAAGACCGCGCCCGCGCCCGCTCATGGGTAATGCTTAATGTGCGGGTTAATCTTGAAGCGCTTAAAGAAGTTATGTTGCGCGTTTGGGCTGAGGGATATGTAACTGGTGAGGCTTTTGCTGATGAACAATTACGCTTTGCCCGTGAACGCAAGAAGGCAACGGATACAGATATTGATTGGGCTAACTGGAGGCCAGGAGATAGAGCCGCCGCGTTAATTTTGCGCCCACCTGACGCGTTTAAGAAACTCCTGGAAAGCCAGGGCATTACCTTTAAGGAATTCTCAGATACAACCGTAAGGGATATTGGTAACGCTGTAGGAGAAGCCATTGAACTTGGTTTACCTGCACAACGCTCAGCAAAACGCATTAAAGACCATGTTGCCAGCGCATCACGCGCCTTATCTATTGCCATTACAGAGCAGAACCGCGCTATATCTTTTGCAACGGTAAACCGCTATAAAGAAGCAGGCTTGGAAAAGATGGAATGGGAAGTTTCCAACCCATGCGATAAGTGCGCTCAGAACGCTAACCAAGTTGTAGCCATAGGCGGCACATTTAATTCAGGAAACACACAGCCACCTGCTCACCCACATTGCCGTTGCGTATTGCTCCCAGTATTGCCTGACTTTGAAGATGCTGGATACACAGGTGGAACTGTTACGGCTCCTACAGTTACTAATACGGGTGTTCTACAAACACCTGTTGTTCCTACTGCTAATCCTCCTGTTGCTGGTTCTTGGAAAGTTATTGATGAAGATGAGTGGGTAGCCACACAAGAAGCCCGCCGTATGCGCAAGGGCTTAGACCCATCAAATGACAACATCAAAAAGATTATGCGGGACCAGTTTAATGATGCGGCTTCTATTCAATCTAACGGTGTGCATACAATTCGCGTTGATAAGGCCGCAACAACTATTGAACAAAAACATGTAATTGCATTTATAGCCAACATTGAAGCCAACCTTGCCAAACTTCCTGAGTGGCGTAGGTTTGATGAAAACGGTGTTGAGCGTGGATACACTTTTGTAGTCCAACCTATGCGGAAGGCTGGAACTAGCGCTTACACTTACATGTCGCATGACTCTGTATGGGTAAACCCTAGAGATGTAATAGCCGCTTTGCCTGATACTCCTAATAAAGATTACAGGGGTTGGTTTATGCCATCTTCTAACACTACTAATGAAAACCTTTACACCATTGCACATGAGTTTGGGCATACCCTTGATGGGCATTTCAATGTTGATAAAGGCAGATTTATTGGCGGGTTAAAGCGTAAGTTTGGTCAAGACAAAACAGGAAGTGGCAATTACAGCCGCTATGCTAAAACAGATAAAGATGAATTTTATGCTGAAATGTATGCTGAATGGGCATGGGGAGATAGAAACAACCCAATGGTTGCGGCTATGGCTAAAGAATTTGGTTGGGATTTAAGTAGAGAAGAATATTACGCTTTATTTGATGCTCAAAACAACCGCAGACAATGGAGAGAGAGAAGGGTGTTTGAATAATGGAAATAGGTAAACCGTTAGATGAACTATTGGATTATGAAGATTACGCCACTATGCCTAAATATGAATTACAACAAAGGGCAATTTTTGGAGATGCCAAAGCAGAACGCATTTACTTTGAGCGTTACGGCAATCAGAAAGTTGATACAGTTAGTGGTAAGGCATCAGGACCATCAGCCATAATTGAATGGATAGAGGATTAAACATGGCATTAATACAAATAAACAACCAAGTGGAAACAACAGCAACTTTAATTGCTGATATTCCAGTAACAGTAGGACCTAACCGCGCCGTTCAATTTCACAATGGACACTCAGCCGCCATTTACATTGGCAATGCAAATGTTACAACTTCTGGTGCAACAGTTGGCCGCCCTATTCCCGCAAACGGAAATTTGCAATTGTGGTTAGACGGTGGAGATAAAGTTTATGCAATTTCAGCCGCGCAAACAGCCGCAGGTGCGGTAGTTGTAA